AACGAAAATTAGTTACATCACCAGAAGCTGAGTCGTTAGAGACTGTTCCATCATTTGCCTGTATCTTCTGTACTGTCTCATACTTGAGTGGATTTATTTCGTCTCCAGCTCCAGAATTAGTAATTGCTGCTTTTTGGAAAGCTAAAGATTCTGTGCTTTGATAGTCAGATGGTAACTGTCCAGTGGTCATTATTTTCTCCAGTTAAACGCTCTATTTTTAGGGTAAGCTCTTCCAGATTTACTGATGAATCTTTCTGTAGGAAGTAATGAAATGCCTCCCCAATCTTCATCTTTAGGAACTTCGTATAGAGTACCCATTCCAGAAAATAGATATTTGTGTATACTATTTTTAGGTACAACAGACCCGCCACCGCTATTTAGTAAGCTTTCTGCAACAGCATCACGATAATCTGGATTGATATAGTGTAGATTGCATCCTAAAAAACCATCTCCGTCAAATCTCAAAGCCACTGCTAATGGTTGAACATCCCAAAATGGGTATTTTTCTGGATATGCAACACTATATGAGAAGAAAAATAGAGATCCCAATGTGATACCACCAGTGTCTATCGTATCTGAGTCCTCTACCTGTAAATTAGACAAAGCAGTTTCTAGTGCATTAACATACCATGCACTAGTTCTTCTACCAGCACCAGCCTGTTCTTTAATATCTTCTGCGATCATGTGAGATACCTAAATCATCTTCTGTTAAGATTTTAAATTCATATTTTCTGTCAGCACAGTATTGTTCTGCTGCCTTCCATTTTGCCTCATTTATTACCCATGCCTGAACATCATTTGCCCATGCCTTTGATTTTCTCTTTGGATTTTTTGGTGGAGCTTTACATTGTTTCTTTGGTTTTACCTCAATCACCACAGATCTTCTCTTTCCATTTGAATCTTGATACTTGATAAAGAAGTCTGGAAAGTATCTGTGCATCTTTCTATCTAAAGGATTCTTGTATGGTATCCAAAACTCCTCTGATTGCCATTGACTTATATTTTCTGTTAAATCACAGTATTCCATAAACTTTCTTTCCCACAGAGAACGATAAATGATTTGAGTGGGATCACCTTTGTACTTTTTTATATGTTTTGGTTTAAATTTCCCCTTATAAGCCATATACATAGTATGTAAGTCATAATTGTATTTAGATGGCCAACTCAATAAGGAACTATTTTCAAAAGGTAGGACAACTGACTGCGAGCACAGATAGCAATGCTCAGAACGAATTCCCTTTTGATCTAGGAACTCCTGGCGGTATGTTTAGTTTTCAAGAAGCAATAGGGGCACCTTCATTATCTAACTATTTCAAAGTTTCTATGGAACTTGCTCCACAAACTACTTCAACTACAACTGATTTTCCAGCTGATATTGGCACACTAGACGGAATTAGACAAGCTTATACAGATGAGAACCTAAGAGCGTCTAAGAATCTAAATGAATGGTTGACAAATAGTGGAGTTTTTGATGGCCCATATAAACAAAGTAGATATGAGTTACTTGCAAGTGAGGCAACATTACCAGGCACAAACATGCAAGTTGTACAGGAAGTTGGTAGTAGACAAGGTATAAGGGAAAGATTTGCTACACAGAGAGCATTTACTGACATTGCCATTTCATTCTATGTTACAAAAGACTATGCAAGTCTTAGATTGTTTCAAGAATGGATGAACTATATGAACCCACTTTACGTTGGTGAGGCGGGAGTAACATATCCTAGATCTGAAAGGGGTGCATACCCAAGTGCAGGCGATAAAAATGCATTTTTTAGATTTAGATATCCACACTCCTACAAAAGAGATATCCAAATTACTAAATTTGAAAGAGACGTAAACCTTGGTAAAACTGGTAGATTAGTCAGAGATGTACTATCAGATAGTAGTGGAAGAGATTATGATGATCCTAATTTCTCAGGGCCTACTGATAGACGCTTAGATTATTTTCCATCTGTAATAAGTTATAACTTCGTAAATGCATTTCCAATATCAATACAAGATATACAATTGAGTTATGGTGGTGGCCAAGCTATAAAAGTGACAGTTGATTTTGCCTATGACAGATATTTCATAGTAAATGCCACTAAAGATAACCGTGACGCTCAAGAACCTTTAGGAATAACACCAGAACCTTTGAAGGGATCATAAAAACCCATCTAAATAATAGCAAATAATTACTTATTATGCCTTTACCAAAAATTACGACGGCTCAGTATGAATTGAAATTGCCTTCAACTGGAAAGACCGTTAAATACAGACCGTTTCTAGTAAGAGAAGAAAAAGTTCTCATACTTTCTCTCGAAACAGGGGATCAAAAACAAATTTCTAATGCCGTAAAACAAGTTCTTAAAGAATGTGTTTTAACAAAAGGTGTGAAGATTGATACCTTACCAAGTTTTGATATAGAATACTTATTCTTAAATATTCGGGCCAAATCCGTTGGTGAGACTATCGAACTTGTTGTTACATGTGGTGATGATGGAGTTACAGAAGTTCCTGTATCTATTAACATTGATGAAATTGAGGTTGTTAAGTCTGAGGATCACTCTGTTGATGTTGAATTAGCAGATGGTTATACTGTTAAAATGAGATATCCTTCATTAAATCAGTTCATAGAGACTAATTTTAATAAGAAAGAGGATGATGCTGTTGAAAAATCATTTGAGATCGTGGCATCTTCCATTGACATGGTATATAATGATGAAGAGATGTTTTCAGCGTCTGAATGTACTAAGAAGGAATTGAAAGAATGGGTCGAGTCTTTGACATCTGAACATTTTCAAAAGATCGAGAAGTTTTTTGAAACTATGCCTAAGTTACAACACACAATTAAGGTTATAAATCCGAACACTAAGAAGGAAAACACCATAGTACTAGAGGGGCTATCGGATTTTTTCGCCTAAGTATGTCTCATGTAGATCTTGAGACATACTTCCGAATCAATTTCGCTCTCATGCAGTACCATAAATACTCTCTGACAGAATTAGAGAATATGCCTCCTTGGGAGAGAGATGTGTATGTTGGTTTGCTTAAATTACACATTGAAGAAGAACAACTAAAACAAAGAGCTAGGGAAGCACAAGCAAAAAATGGCTAAGACTATCAATGCATCTAAATTGTTTAAACGTGGTAGCGGGGCAGTTTCTGGTGCAAATAAGATATCAAAATTTAAGAGAGGTACTAGTCTTCTAGGTAATAAAAAAAGGATTAGAGTAAAACCAACAAAAAAACAAGGCATCGTACCTAGTGTAAAAGCTAAGAAGTCATTACAAGGTGTAGATCAACAGATAAAACCATTATCAAAAGATACAAAGATTGGGCCAAGAACGAAGATTAGTAGGATTGTAAAAAATGTAGCTAATAATATACTACCAGACTTGAAACAAGAGGTAAGGGAAGATACAGAGAAAATAACTGATCCTAATTCATTATTCAATTCAATATTTTCTGGTGGGCTTGGAGAGATAGATCGATTTGGTTCTGCTCTAGATAAAATGTCAAGGACTCAGTTACCTTTTCTTGAAAGAGCAAGCAAGTTAGCTGTGGATTTTGTAGAGAAACTAGCTAGTGGTAAAAGTGGTGGTGGATTTTTAAGAACTGTAGGTAATATAATAAAAGTTATTGCTGCGGCTGGTGTCGCTGCTATTGCTGCACCTTTTGTTTTGACAGGCTTGGCTGCGGCTGGTGTTGTTGCTGGTGCAAAATTTGTTGGTAAGAAAATAATATCAGGTGTCAAGGCAGTTGGTAATTTCTTTAAGAGAAAGGGAAAAGAAGTCAAAGACAAAGTACAGACAAAGGCATCTAAGTTTTTTGCTTCATCTCTAGACAAGCTTGAGAGTATTATGACCTTCCTTGAGAAGAAACAAGAACCTAAAGAAGAAGTACAACCTCCAGAGGGAGAGAAGAAAAAGACTTCTGTAAAACCAAAAGAAGGGCCTCTTGGCGTTGGAAAGGAAAATGCCACTATCGAGATAACTGACGATGGAAAGTTTGTAGTCACTAGAAATCCTACTACAGTAGAAGAGGAGTCCACTGAAGAGGAAAAACCACAAGGATTATTAAGAGCAGTGGCTGGTATTGCAGATACTTTCACAGGTGGTATATTTGATTTTGATAAGAGAGGTGATACTAAGTTTCAAGATATGGGACAGAGTTTTGTAGATAGCGCTACTCTCGGTTCTACCGACTTTGATGAGGAGGGAAGGAGTCCTGTACAGAATGTAATACAGAATATTTTCGGTCTTGTTAGAAAAGGATTAAAGGGAGATAAAGGAGAAAAAGGTAATGTAGGAATTGGTGGTGACAGAGGTTTGACAGGTAAAGATATCGTCTCAAGAGTGATGGGTATAAAGGATCAGGCAACTGAGTTTACTTTAAATTTACCAGCAACAAAATTTGCTAAAAAACTACTTGATACTGGAGTAAATGCCATATTAGGTGGCCCTGTGATGGGAGAGGAAATAAGAAGTAGAGATGATATGCAACAACTTCAACTAAATGTACCATCAGAAGTAACCACTTCTAAGGTGGAAACTGATCTAAAACAACTCCAAGAGAGGAAAACAGTCGCCACGGATGTTTCTAAAACTGCTAAGGCAGGCGCTAGCGGTGGCCAACCATCAATTGTGCCTTTGGGGATGGACTCAGGCGGACAGCCTAAGATGAAACCAAATCATAACGTGCAACAGATGAATCAGGCTGGAAATAAAATTCCAATCCTTGGCTCGATTGATACAAAGAATATGCATATTCCTAGCACTTATGCAGTATTCAACATTATAGACGCTAATAACGGAATCTAATGGTTAGAAATACATCTGTATCAAATTTAATAGTTCAACAGAAGGCTCAGAAGACGGTAGATCAGTCTAATTCTAAGATCCAGAGATTTACACGTTTCATGGATAGGATCATGACTAAAAATGATCCCCCATCAGACTCTAAGGTTGACAAAGCAGAAAAATTTGTATCAGATAGAACTAAGGGTAATAAAGATCCAAACAATAGTTTAGTAACGGATATGTTATTATCTGGTAGTGTTTTTATGTTACCTTTTCTTCTTACAAGAGGAGCCAAAACAAATGAAGTTGATCCTGAGACAGAATTGAAGGAAAGATTTGGTGGTGACGATCAATTAATGAAAGAACAGTTGAAGAAAGAAGATGATCAAAGAAAGGAGGGATTAGAAAATGTTAAGAGTGCTGTTAAGAAAGATGAAAAGGTAGCTTTGGAAAAACGTAGTGATGTTGAAAAGATAAAAGAACCCGAAAAAGATCAAGAAGATCCAGCACAACCCGATCCTCAAAAAGATCAAGAACCAATTCAACAAAAGGGTGAAGAACAGGCACAGGAGGAGAAAAAAGAGGAAAAAGAAAAACAGAAAGTAGAGAAAACCAATGAACAAAGATTTAAAGAATTAGTTGATCGGTTTGCAAAACTATCTAAAGGTCAGGTATTCAGTGGACTTGCCAAGGATGTGGTCAAGGGAGCTCTCAATACAGGTAAAAAGGCAGTAGGTAAATTGTTTAACTTTTTTACAGGAGTACAACCAGCTGCAGCAACTGAGATGAGTGATAAAGTGCAGACTTTATCGAATGTAAAAGAGGTATTCTTGTATGATAAAACAACTATACAGAAGAAAAAAATTATACAAAAAGATGGTGAGGTCAAACCACAAGAGGATGTGATGGGAAAAACTGTAGAAAAAGAACTTGTGTATGATCAAAATCTTCCGATAGAGGAAAGGAAAAAGATCATATATGACATGGCTGTAAAAGCTGGTGCTAAATTTCCAGAGGCAGTTGTTGCTCAGTATCAACTAGAAACTACTGCTGGGAAGGATAATGTTGGAACAAATAATTTCTTTAACTTAAAGGCAGTAGAGGGTATGGATTATACCGAGAAAGTGGTAGACGAATATGAGGTAGATGGAAAGAAATATCAAGAGAAGGCTAAGTTTATCAACTTTGATAGTGCTCAAGATTCAATTGACTATCTTGTCAAATTATGGTATAAAAATTATAAAGAATATACTGGCGTAGAAACAGGATCTGAAAACGCTGGAGAGGTAGCAGAAAAACTACAAGCAGAAACTTTTGCAACAGATCCCAACTATGCTGATAAATTAAAGAGAATATTAAAAGAGAATGAAGGTTTGATTAGTAAAATTAAAGAGGGTAAGGCATCTCCAGAGGACATAAGTAAATTAGAAATGAAAACTGGATACACAGTTGATGATTTGGCTTCCGTAGAAGATTATAATGAAGAAATGTTTGGTGAAGGTGGAGGAGACATTACCTTAGTTGTTGTTAATAATGATGCAGGGTCTACTGTTAATGGAGGAACATCATTACCTCCTACAGCTAGAAGGATACCCCCTTCAAATGAGTTTGTCCCAGTATTTGATAAGTTAGCTGTGGTTGAACTCCATAGTATTCACGCTCTAGGTGCCTCATAATGTCATCGCTTAATAAGGTAGACATAAAACACTGTGTCATTACGCCAGCAGATCAAAATGGTTCTATAAACTTGGAAGATCTTGCAAAGACAAACTCTCATGACTTTGCTGCAGTTAAGAGTGTAGTACACGTTGATTATTTTGAAGACATTTTATCTCCGTCAGTAACTGCATATGTAAAAATATCCGAAACCAGTAATGTTCTTTCTAAACTTGAAGGTAAAGATCTTAAGGGTATAAGAGGATATGAGAGAGTGGATATGCAAATTGGTGTAAATGAAACAGACACTTTTGATTTTAGTGATAGAGAACGCAATCCTTTATTTGTAACTTCTATCGAAGATATTAACAGAACAGAAAGTCAGGCAACGTATACTTTAGCTCTTAGTACCATAGGTAATTTGAGAAATGAGGGGTCTAGATGTGTGAAACATTACCCTAGAGCGACAATCAAAGCTCATGTTGAAGAAATATTAACTGACGACAAAGGCCTCGCCATAGATAAAACTAGAGTAAAAGTAGATGATACAGCTAACTCATACACATTTATGGGTAATAATAGAAAACCATTTTATACTTGTACTTGGCTATCACCAAAAGCACAACCAGTAAAGAAAGGAAAGGTTGATGGTACATCTGGATTTTTATTCTATGAAGATTATGAAGGTTATAAATTCAGATCCATTGATGGTTTATTAGATGCAGCAGGAGCTGAACAACAAAAATACAAAAAGAAAGGAGAATTGTCGAAAGGAGTTCATGAGTATGTCTTTACCACTAGTATTGACAGAGCAGATGATTCTTCAAATCAAAATAAAATATTAGATTTTTATATTGATAAGGCAGTAAATATACAGAAAAATTTAAGGGTTGGTTTGTATTCAAACTTGACAATGGTTGTAAATCCGTTATCATGGGTAACGGAGGGTGTTATTCATAACCTACAAGACCAAGTAAATGAAAATGATGGCATGACAACTGCTGGTGCAAACGTGCCTATTCCTAAATCTAAGTTTTTTGGTGATAATCCATCAAGACTTCTTGTTAGGATTAGTGATAATGGTATGTTAGACGGTGAGTTAAAAGCAAATGATGATGGAGATGCATTAGACTCTGGTAGAAACCCTGCCGACATGGCAAAAGCGTTTACTAGATATACATTGCTCTTCCAACAGTCGCTAAATATTACTATACCATGTAATATAGGCTTACGAGTCGGAAGTCTAATTTATATTGATGTACCTGATGTTGGCCCAACAGATGCCTCTAGCACTAAGACGGCCGACAAAATGATTGACCCAGAGGTCAGTGGAATTTATTTAATCCGTGCCATGAGACATCATTTTGAATTAGGTGAAGGAAGAAACGTAACTTCGTTGAATCTCATTAGAGATTCCTACGGACTAAACTAGGAGAAACTTATGGAAAGTATAGAAAAACACATAGAAAAAGACAAAAAGATCGTAGAAGATCCTTTAGCAAACCCTGCAGCACGCAGACATGCGAAAGTAGAACTAGAGGAACTAGAAACATACGCAGAACATCACAAAGAAGAAATCGAAGCAGGGGATCATCATGACCCTAATGCACTAGAACTATTCTGTGATATGCACCCAGACGAACCAGAATGCTTGGTGTATGACGACTAATGTTAGACAGTTCTCTACTACAGACCAACTTCGTTGGAAGAGATGGATTCATATGGTGGATTGGTAGAGTAGCCAAACCAGATGTTTGGCGAAACGAATCCACCGATCCAGAAAAGGGTTGGGCTTTTAGATGTAAAACTAGAATAATAGGATATCACACCTTTGATGAGGAAACATTACCTGATGCGGAATTGCCTTGGTGTCATGTTCTAGTGGATGCGTCTAAGGGTGCTGGTCAAGGTGCTTTGCAAGATAGTAACCAAATGCTTGGTGGAGAAACCGTTTTTGGATTTTTTCTAGATGGTGAAGAGGCACAACAACCAGTTATTTTTGGTGCCTTGCCTAGAACTGTTAATCCAATAGGCCCTGATAATACTAACACTGATACTGAATTAGCTGTATTTACTGGTAGAACTGTAACTGGAAAAACAACGTATCCTACTGCCAGTGGTGGTGATTCTACTGGTGTAAATGACAATGCTGGTAAAAAGGTAGGACTATCAAGCACTTCGGACATGACTAAACATGAAGGTGGTATGTTCTGTACCCTTTCAGATAATTATGATCCTAAAGGGTTAGGCCCTCATACAGCTGGTAATGCGTGTGAGAATGATGCCATTAGTGAGATTACTCATGCGATTGGTAGTTTTCTTACGACAATCAATGGTCTAACAGAATTTGCTGGAGAGTATATTGATACTTTTAACAATACTGTAGTAGATATAAAACAATTTATCAATAAAGCATCCAGAATAGTTAATGGTGCGGTG